CACCCCCTCCGAGCCGACTACCCCGAGCTCTTCAAGACCGAAGGGGTTGTCTTATCCTTCGGATCCGACTGGTGCGGCCCCTGCAAACGGCAGACAGCGGCGTTTATCGGGCCCTCTCGGTCGTATCATATCGTCAAGGTTCAGATCGAGGAGGAACGGTGGCGGCTCCTCTGGGAAAAACTGAATCTCGGGCCTTCGGTCCCAGTGACGGCGGTGATCGAGAAGGGCGAAGTTGTCAAGGTCTTTCGCGGGGTGACACCCTGGAGCGAGATCAAACCCTACGCGGCGAAAGCGAAACTCCCAGATGGCGGCCTGAAAATCCGGGTCGGTCCGGTTGATATAGACCTCACGGATGGGGTTGATATCAAGGTCTTCCGGCGGCCGAGCCCTCGCGTGGATCTTCAGGCGTGGTTCCAAGCGGCCCGCGAGTGGATCATCGAAAACTGGGAAGTCATAATCCGGTTGGCCCTATCGTTGCTCTTGCTGTTATGATCCACCCGATCCTCAAAGATGCGGTATTCGCGTTCAGCGAAACCGTTCACAGTCAACTTGCCTTGAACACTTGTGCGAAGTGGGCGGTCGCCCGTCGCGTGATGGAGGATGGCAAACCTTACTCGATCCGAGATTATCCCTACATCAAGGAAATCCTGAACTCGCAGGCTCAGAAAAATTTTGTGATGAAGGCGGCTCAAGTCGGCCTATCCGAGGCAGCGTGGACGATGGCCCTCTATCATACGGAGTTCCACAACAAGCCTTGCCTATACTACTTCCCGACCGAGAAGATGGCGAACACCTTCTCGAAGACCCGGATCTCTGATGCGATCCAGCTAAGCGATTACTTGCGGACCGTGGTAACGGTGGATACGGCCAGCTTGAAGCGATTCGGAACCTCGACGCTCTACGTCACGGGGGCGAACTCGGAGGCAAGCCTTCGCGGCATCTCGTCCGGGCGGCTATTCTTCGACGAACTCGACGCATGGACCGAGCGGCAGCAGTATATGGCCGAGGAGCGGGCCTCGGGGCAGCGGGACGGGGACAAAAAGATCTGGGGGTTCTCGACCCCTCGTTATCCGAACTGCGGCGTTCACAAGCAGTTTATGAAGTCGACCCGGGAGCATTTTCGATTCTTCTGCCCCTATTGCTTCGCAGATATCGAGCTAGTTTGGCCAGATTCAATGGTGATCCACGGAGACTCCGTTGACGATCCCGAGCTGAAAAAGTCTCACTTGATCTGCACGGAATGTAAGAACGAACTGCCCCACGAGGCCAAGGCCGACTGGCTCGCAAGCGGATACTGGCAGGCGACGAACCCAGAAGCCGATCCGGCGATCATCCGAGGATTTTGGATCAATCAATTATACTCCCCCGGCGTGGAGCCCTGGGAGATCGTAGCAGCCTACCTTCGCGGTCACGCGGACGAAGCGGGACGGCGGGAGTTCTATAACTCGAAGCTCGGTCTCCCCTTCCTGGAAGACGCGACCCAAGTCAACGATCAGCAGATCGACGAGGCGACGAAGAAATACTCCCTCCAAGATATCATGCTACCGATCAAGGATCGCGACGGGATCGTGACCCTGGGGATCGACCAAGGCGGCCCTTTTCATCACTGGGCAGCGGTCAAGTGGACTTTCGACCCGAAGCGGGTCGGCGACCCGAACGATCGGGCGATCGGGCGGCTCGTCGGTTGCGGCCGAATTCTTCAAGACGACTGGTCGGCGGTTCACGCCCTGATGAGGACTTATCGGGTCTGGCGATGCGTCATCGATTATTTTCCCGAGCCAACGAACGCGAGAGTCTTCGCGAGGTCCTTCAAGGATGCGGTTCATCTGTGCCAATATATCCGAGGGGCGGCGGCTCGCGAAGTCCGGCTCACGGAAGACGACTACGGAGCCCACTTGGTTCGGGTTGACAAAGTCGCGTGGCTCTCGACGACCCTCGGGCGGATTATGCGGGGCGATCTGGAATTCCCACTAGACCTGCCCCTCGAGTTCCGGAAGCACGTCAAGGCCCCGGTCCGGACCTATGAGCACCCGGACAACGATCAGCCGAAGGCGAAATACGTCGAGACCGGTCCAGACCACTACGCCCACGCCCTCACCTACGCGGAGATCGCCCTGAAAATCTTAGATCCGGCCCTAAATTCATCAAGTATTTTGACCAATGTACGGGCCTGATGCGTCAATACTGGTAGGAGTTACAACCGATGGCAGTGATAAATTTTGCAAAACTGGTAGGCGAGAATCTTCAGGCTACCCTTTACGATCGAGCCGACTGGGTCGAGTGGCGATACTGCTATACGGGCGGGCGACTCTTTCGGGACGAATACCTAGAAGAGTTCTCCGATCGCGAGGATCGGGCAGAATTCAAGCGACGGCGAGACCTGACCCCGATCCCGTCCTATGCCCGGCTGGAAGTCAATCGGGTGAAAAACGCGATCTCGCAGCGGCTCGTCGATATCAACAGACGCGGCGGCAGCAAGGCGTGGCGTGAGGCGGTCGACGGGATTGGCCGGGGCGTGGATCGACGCGGGTCCGGCATGAACTCCTACATCGCCAAGTATCTCCTGCCCGAGGCCCTGATCATGAGGAGGGTTGGAGTCCTGGTTGACGCTCCGCGAGTCAACGGAACATCGGCGGCGGACGTTCCCCAGGGCTTCCGGCCCTATCTCAACTACTATCCGGTCGAGCATATCGAGCGGATCATTCCGGCGTCCGTTGAATCGTCGTCCGACTGGGCGGCGGTTCTCGTTCGGGACATCAAGCGAGATTACGACATAGCAACGGGCGAAGTTACGGATCAGCATACGTTCCGATACTTTTACCTTGATCCGGACCGAGGCGGCCTTGTCACGATCGAGAAGATCGACGATCAAGGCCGGGAGCTGGAGGCGCCCGTCTTCACGAATCTTGATAAAGTTCCGTTCGTTCTTTTCGATATCCTCGAATCCCTGATCGCGAACGTCTGCTCCTACCAGATCGCTCACTTGAACCTGATCTCGGCCGATACGTCCTACGCCCTCGATGCGAACTACCCGTTCATGGTGCGGCAACGTGGTAATGCGGTCCCGGCCCACTTGATCGGCGAGGACGACGAAGCCGAAACCGGAGCGAAAAAAGGCCTATGGTACGAGAAGGGCCTGAACCCTCCGGCCTTCATCTCACCGGACACGGGGCCGATGATGACCTCCCTCGCCCTTCGGAAGTCATTCAAGGAAGAGGTTCGCGAGCTAGTTTCTGGGACCCTGGCCTCCCTAGGCGAGGATGGCTCGATGGAGTCCGGCCTATCGTTCATCGGGCAATGTTTCGAAGACGGGGAATCACGACTCTGGGATCACTGGACGGCCTACGAGCAAACCGATCCAGCCCGGCGGCGGGTCCCGACGATCTCCTATCCCGACGACTGGTCTCTGAAAACGGACAAGGAACGGCTCGAGGAGGCGAACGCCTATATCGACCTGATGAATAAACTACCGGGGCAGCCCGGCAAAAAAGAGGCCTCGAAAATAGCCTACGAGCGGATGCTTCGCGGTCGGATCTCGACCTCGGAGCTGGACAAGATCAAGGCAGCGGTCGACTCGGCCCCCTACACGACCTCCGATGCGGAGATCATCGTCAAGGCGAAGGAAGCCGGACTCGTCTCGGCGGAAACCGGATCCCTGGCCCTGGGGTTCAACGAGGGCGAATCGGATAAGGCAAAGGCAGACCAAAAAGAAAAACAGCAAGCGATCGCGGCAGCCCAGACCGATCAGATGATCGGCGGCCCAGGGAACCCCGAGGCCTCAGTTGATCCTCAATCAAACGCGGTAGCACGCGAAGGGGATGATCCGGAAGCCGGGACGGTCGGACGCGGCGGCGGTCGATTCAATAGTGAGGATGAGGAATAATGGCAGAATCGGAAACCTACCGAAGCATCGCGGATGCGGACGCCTACTTCAGCGATCAGCTATATGCGACCGATTGGACCGGGGCCACAGATGAGGACAAGGCGAAAGCCCTTCTCGCGGGATCCCGGGCGGTCGACTCGTTGAAATATAGCGGCGTCAAGCGGTCACTCTGGGAGGCGATGATCGCGGACGGCGGGGATTCAACCCAGACCTCGAAGTATATCCTCGCAAATACTGAGCTCACCGATCTGGAGATCGCAGCGGCCGAAGCCGATCAGTTGAAGCAATTCCCCCGGGACGACTCGCGGGAAGCCGAATCCTGGACCTTGACGATTGACGCGACCGGCGGAACCTACGATCTCACTTTGAACGATGAGACGGCCTCGGCGATCGCCTACGATGCGGACGCGGCAACGATTCAGGCAGCCCTCGAGGCCCTCGCCTCGATCAGTTCCGGAGACGTCACGGTCTCGGGGACCGGCCCGTTCGCGATCACGATGGGCGGGGACTTCGAGACCACTTGGAATAACACTCTTGCGGCGGATGCGGGAAGCCTGACCGGTGGCGAATCGACGGCAACGGTCACGGTTGCCGAAGACAACGTCCCGGACCCGATCTTCTATGCCGTATGCGAAGAGGCGAAGTCACTCCTATCCGGCCGGGATCCCGAGCAAGAGTTCCGGAACCTGGAATTAACGCAAGACGGGATCGGGTCGACGCGGGTTATGATCGACCGATCGGGGATCCACCCGGAACACTCTCACCACCAAGTGACCTCGCCCCTGGCGTGGAAGTATATCACGCGGTTTCTTGCCCTGAATAATTCATTCAAACGGACGCGAAGTTGATGGTCGTTTATGTTGAGGAGGAACGGATGGGGGTTTTCCAGACGGTATTAGACGAAGCGAAGACCTTCGGACCACGGTCTCGGGTCGCCCACGAACTGCGGATGCGGTTGGCGATTGGAGACGACGACCCGGCCGATGCTCAACCGGCCGATGAAGTTCAACAGATCGCAACGTGGCTCGATTCGTATACGAAGCGGCCCACGGCAGCGATTCCGAGCGTCCGGCTCACGTTCACCCTGGCCAACGGTGAGACCTTCACAACCGATTATGTCGGCTACAACTCCACAACTGGCACGGTTCAATCAGCGATCAACACGGCGGCCACGGCGGCAGGGATCACCGATTGGACGAACGGGGATATCGCGGTCTCCGGCTCAACCTGGAACCTGGGGGCTATGGTCTTCACGTATGACGGCGATTCGGTCTCCGGACAAGGCCATCCCGTTTTTTCGATCGACACCCTCGGGCTATTCGTCGATTACGCGGGCGGCACGAACGCGGTCCTCGAAGCCCAAGCCGGGAACGCGGTCGATACGCCGGAGATCCAAGGTATCGGCGGCTGGTGTTTGGATCCTGAAGCCGGAAGCACTTACTCGCTCGCGTTCTCCCTGGACGGTGACGGCCCGGTGACGATCACGTTCACGGTCGAAGATATCCCGTTCGATGCAACGGCAGCCGAACTCGAGGCCCTGATCGATGCGGCAGCGGTGGCGGCCGGCTATTCAGCCTGGAGCGGCGAAGTATCGGTTGCAGCGATTGGCGGCGGGACCAAGTTAACGGATTCTGACGGGTTTACGTTCACGTTCGGCGATGGGTTGCTCGTCCAATATGCGAACCACGATCTAATGGTTGCGGACTTTTCCGGGTTCAATATCCCGGCGGCCTATGACCCCGACAACTTGCCGATCACCAGATCAACCCCCGGGCAAACGTATCGCCCCGTCTGGGGGATTCTCCGATCCCTAGGTATCGTTGGCTCCCCGGTCCCGATCCAGGGAAGCACCGGGGCCGATTCGGCCGGATTTACCGAAGTCGTTAAGGGCGGCAACGCGGATAACCTGCAACCCTGGTTCATCCGCGAACTGGCCCAAGCGGCGGCCTTCGAAGACAATCAGGGGGCGATCTACGACTCGATTATCAATGCGATGGGCTGGGCGGACAAGGCTCCGCTCCTCCCCTAACCTTTGGAGATCAACACAATGGGAGTTCTTGCAGACCTTCTATCAAACGCCCAATCGTTCGCGAGCACGTCCCCAGCGGGGCGGTATATCACGAGCGTAATTAACCGGCAACTCGACCCGGCGATCAGTTCGGCAGCGGCAGCGGCGGATGCGGTTCACGATATCGCCCAGTCCTCCCAGACCTCGGGCAACTGCACGTTGACGATCACCCTCCGTAACGGTGAAAGTTTCACCACGGGGAACATCGCGTTCAACGCCAACGCAGCGGCCGTGGAATCGGCGATCGACACGGCGGCCACGTCAGCCTCGATCACTGGCTGGACGAACGGGGATATCTCGGTCTCGGGAACCGCGATGAACAACGCGGATAACATCGTCTTGACCTTCGACGGGTCTTCCGTTGATGAGACGAATCACCCGATCACGGTTTTGACCGACGTGGACGGGGCAGGCGGGGCCTGGGGTGCGGTAAGCATCACCACGAACGGACAATCGGCTCGATATGCTCTCGGGGCCCTGATCGCCCTGGGGATCCTGGACGATGGAACGATTCCGGCCCAAACGGCGGCCGTCTCAAATTCGGCGGTCGACCTCGCCAACGAGGACCGCTACGGCAAGTTCCCGCAAGACGTCTTGAAGGAACTCGCTCAAGAGATGGCGGTCGAGGACGGCAACTCGAATACCTACTACTCCGTGATGTACTCACTGGGTATTGACACGAATCCACCGAAGGTTGAACCCCTCGGCAGTTCTTCGCTACTATGAGACTCGACGACGTTGAAAACCTTGGATTTTCGGATCTCCTGGAGACCTTGGGGATGGAGCGATTCGTCCCCAAGGTTCGGGAGGCCCGTTTACCGGCGGAGCCTGCCCGGCCTTCCGAGCGGTCGAAACTCTTCGTTTCCGAATTCTCGATCCCCTTGGACGAATTCGATCAGATTGGGCGGCGGGAACTATGGGAGGGGTACGTCAAGGTTTTGATTCGGCGGGTCTTGCTCATGGTCAAGAACGTCTCGCGGAACCGCAAGACCCGGATCAAGTTCTTCCGGTTCAAGACGCCACCCTCGAGCCTGAATCGGAAGGTCTTGGTTTATGACCGAGACGGCGTCTTCGCGGTCTTGGTCGCCCGGCGATGTGCTCACCAGACTCACCGGGACCGGGTCTCCAAAGTCGCGGAGTTCTCGTTTCAGATCGAGATCAGCGAATTCGATAACTTCGAAAAACCAAAACCCGAGCCGAAATTACCGAATAAATCGATCATTCCGACGCGGTAATGCGTCAATGTTACTAGAGAGAAGTTCATTCTTTCCGGAATCGGGGCCGGTTTCCCCGAGTTGGCCCTGCCGTATTGGGGCGGCAGATCAGGCGTTACTACCCCAGGAGCAAGCGACTATGGCAGACGAAGGCACGACTAACGAAGGCGGCGACGAAGGCGGCGAAGGCGGACAGCAGATCGAGCCCGGAATGGTTACAATGCACCAGAAGGAACTCGATGCGAAGTTCGCGAACCACAAGCGGAGCCTGCAACGCGAGCTTGCCGAAGCGAAGCAGAAGGCGGCAGCGTTCGAAGCCCTTCAGGGACAAGTATCGGAGCTACTGAGCAGCGGATTGATCGACGGGGTCGAGGACCTATCGGACTTCCGAGACGCGGCCGAACAGACGATCCTAGCTTCCAAGAGCGAAGCGGAGCGAGAAGCGGCCAAGAATAAGAAGATCGAGAAGGAACTCCAGAAGGCCCGGGAAGTCGCTCAGCAAAACCTCAAACGCTACGAACAAGCTCAGATCGAGCGGTCTATTATGGACGAAGCCTCGGGCCTAGTGGTTCAGGATGCGGGACGTGAGGGAGCCCTGGAATATTTCCAGCTAAAGCTCAGCCCCCTGGCGAAAGTTCAGGAAGACGGCAGCGTCCTGGTCGAGTGGCAAGTGCAAGACGAGGATACGGGACGAATGGAGTCCAAGCTAGTTCCGGTGAAGCAGGCTCTTCAATCGATGGAAGCAAACCCCACGAAGTACGGACGCTACTTCCGATCTACCGTCAGTGGTGGCTCGGGCGGCGAAACGGTCGACGGGGTGAAGCGGACAGCAGACGGGAACCTGGACTTCGCGAATATGGACTTCAACAAGTTCCGCGAACTCAAGACCAAGAATCCGCAACTGCTATCAGATGCGGCAAACAAATTGTCGTTTTGATTTAGTCTACAAGGCGGTCCGCCGGTAGACTTAACCCTTTTTGAATTCGGAGAATTGAACTATGGCAAACAGCCTATCGGCGGCCCTCCCCCAATTTTGGGCGAACACGGCCCTAATGCAACTGATGGAAATGACCCCGGCGGTCCAAAGCGTCAACCGTCAGTTCGCCCCCCAACTGGCTCGAGCTGGCGATCAAGTCAACGCCTACCGAGCCGATCGTCGGTACACCAAGCGTAAGGACGGGGCCGACAACAACACCGAAGACGACGCCAACTTGACGGCCGTTCCGGTGGTCCTCGATCAGTATTTCTACGATGCGTTCGTGATCACCGATGAAGATGAGTCCCTGAGCATCGCTCAGTTGACCGATCTCTTCCTAGTCGAAGCAGTCCGAACTATCGCTCGCGGCGTGGACCGTGCGGTCCTGGGTCGCGTTCATGCGTTCTTGCAGCAGGGTACTCCCAGCAAGCGAGCCGGTCGTCTCGGCGGGATGACCACGAGCAACGCGGAAGACTATATCCTCGAGGCCGAGGAAGTCCTAGCAGACAACCTTGCTCCGATGGACGGCCTTCGTACGGCGATCGTTCACCACACGGTGAACACCAAATTGATGGGAACCGACGTCTTCATGCGTTCGGACGCTCGCGGCATGGACCCCTCGGTCCAGACCGGGCAAGTCGGGACGGTCTTCAATACTCGCGTGATCATGTCTCAGAACGTGAACTACGTGAACTCTGCCAGTGCGGACACCCAGGACGGGGCGATCAACAACACCGGCGGATATGCGGCCGGTCACACTGCGGCGATGACCTGCACCGACCCGGGCGAGAACTGGGAAGTTGGCGAGTACGCCGTGGTTGAAGGCAACGATCAGCCCACTTACTTGACCGCGACCACGGGGACCACGAGCATCACGCTCAACGAGGCCCTGAAGTACGATGTGGCCGACGCAGCAGTGATCAAGCATTATCTGCACGTCGAGAACGAAGCGACCGAGCGGGCGGCTGGTTACAAAAAGACGATGACCTTCACGCACAACGCGGGCAAGAACCTGCAAGTGGGTCAGCTTCTGTCATTCGGAACCACGTCCCGTCACACTTACACGATCATCGAAGTAAGTGCGACCACGTCGACCACGACCACGGTCTTGCTCGATCGTCCCCTCGAGGCGACCGTGGCAAGCGGGGCCGATGCTTACCCCGGACCGGCCGGTGCGATGTGCCCCGTGATGGACAGCAACGCGATCGCTTTCGTCTCTCGCCCGATGCGTGAGAAGAACAAGGGAGCGATCTCGGCCGTTGCCAATTACGAGGGAATCGGGATCCGCGTCAGTATGCAAGATGAGCTGGCCTCCAGCGGAACGCGAGTGGTCGTAGACCTCCTGGCGGGCGTGAGCGTCTTGAATGAGGATCTCTGTTGCGTCATGCTGGCCTGACCCTTGACGGTATGAAGCCCCCCGGCCCGGCCCCTGCGGGGGCTGGGCGGGGGATACTAAACCAACAAGGAAAAGGGGCGGCAGAATGTGGGACGCATTGAGCGAGATGATGGCGGCGATGAACGACTACGGCCCGGTGGCCGTTATGCTCGTCGGCCTTGCCACGATGAACGGATTCTTCATCTGGCGGGACTATCGAAGGGAGTACCACCAACAGAGACAACTTGAAGAACTCCAAAAAGTTCACAACGATATCGTTCTTCCCCTCCTCACCGAGTGTAAGGAAGCGATCGCAAGTTGTCGCGAAGTCATTCAGCAGAATTCGACTATCATCCTAGGACTAGTTCGAGATGCCCGTTGACGCAAGATGGCACCGTTGGGTATATGCTTCCGTTGCGAAGCACTTGCACGACGCGTGCAGCGGCTCGATCGATCTCGTGGTTGAGTTCTTGGATAAACGGACGACTATCTGGAAGAACGCAAGCCCTCGGGCGGAAGCAGTTATCACGGGACCGGCAACAAGGGAGATCTCGAAGGGCCTTCACCGGGCCTGGGTCGACGTATTCGTTACGTTAACCTCGGTTCGGTCGGCCGATGATTACGACCACGTAGGCCATTCCGGAACGATCGCCAACGCCCTCGATCAATGTATCCTCGTCAAGGATTACGGAGCAACCGGGTTGGAGGAGATCACGGTCTTACACCCGATCCGGGACCTCGGTCAATCCGTTGACGTTCGGCCGATGCCAGTATCGGAAAAGGACGAACAGATTCACACTGTAATTCAATCCCGGTTCTACGGGTTGATCGCGGAGGAATAAAATTCATGGCACGAAGAAAAGAACTCAACAACCTGACCTTCGAGATCCTAGACGGGTTCGGGGGAACGGCGGCTATCGACGAGGCCAGTCCGGCCGCGAGCGATACCACGACCGGGGTTGATACCCTATCCTTGCTGCCCTCGGGGACGATCATCCCGGTGGGGGCAAGATTCACGACGGCCGGGATCACCACGGTCCGGACCGTCACGGCAACGCAGAATTCGACTCAGTACACGTTGGACATGACGGCCCCCACGGCTGGCACGTTCACCGTGACCCACTCGGGCAACACTACTTCGGCCCTGGCCTACGATCTGGCAGACTCGGCCCTCGAGGCAGCCCTCGAAGGTCTGGCCTCGATCGGATCCGGGAACGTCACGGTCTCGGAATCGGCAGACGTTTACACGATCACCTTTGCGGGCGATCTTGCAAACTCGGCCCAGACGATCACGGTCGACGGTTCCGGCCTCACGGCGGCGAACTCCGAAGTCCTGACCCAAGTCCAAGACGGCTCGACTACCTGGGAACTGACGTTCACCCCGGCCTACGTGGCTGGTTCGGTTCCGAGCGATGACGATGCGATTCAGTTCTACCCTCGCAAGATGGAGGTGAAAGTAGGCGAGGGGAATATCGAACATACCAAAAATAAGGATCCGCAGATCGACACCGATCGCGGAAGCCTGGACGGGGCACGGACCGGCAACGAGGTTCCGATGGACGTCTCGTTCTCGTTCGTCTACGACTGGCTCCGGTCGTCTACGACTGATGACCCAACGGCCGATGAGGTCCTCGAGCGAGAAGGCGAAGCGTCCGACTGGTCGAACGCAGCAGCCGATGAATGCGAACCGTATCAAGTGACCTTGAAGGTTATCGACGCCCCCGATTGTGGGACCGAAGACGCCGAGATTATCATCTTCCCCTACTTCCTGCCAGTCTCGATTAACGCGAGCGTAGAAGCAGCGGCGGTGAGCGTCACGGGTCGATGTGTTGCAACGAAGCCGATCGTCCGCCGGGTTACGAACGACTCGGACACGATCGAGATCACTAATTCCTGATCGATGACCTCGAAGGGGCGGGGGGGCTGGCCCGCAAAGCCTACCCCTCTTCCCCTGCGAGGATTTTTACTATGCCCCAAACCCTCACCTACACGATCACCACCCCCGAGAATAATGAACGATGGACCGTTCTAGAAACCGGGTCCTCTTACACGGTGGCGGTCGGTGTTACTGTCGTCCTCGCCGATGCCACTTCTGGCAATATAACGATCACCCTCCCAGCGGCGGCAGACAACGAAGACCGGATGATCGCGGTCAAAAAGACTGATGCCTCAGCGAACACCGTAACGGTAGACGGGAACGCGTCGGAAACGATCGACGGTTCGGCAACCCAAGTTCTGACCTCACAATACGATGTGATCATGATGGTCTCGGACGGGACCAACTGGAACACCGTATAACCTACCCCCTCACCCGGAGACCTTTACCATGAAAATCGGTGGCGTAGCAGCCAACAAGTCGAAAGCGATCTTTCCGGCTCCCGATAAGCCCCTGACGTTCAGGCGGGGGAACGATTACCTCGCGTTCTTCGCTCAACCGGTCTGGGACTTCGACGAGTTCTCGGCCTTGTGCCCACTTCCCGAGAACACTCATTACAGGTTCGAAAAAGGCGGGAAGGTGAAGGACCCGGACGCCCCGGCCTATCGCGAGGCCTTGAAGGACTACGCAAGGAAGCGATGGGGATATCTTGTCCTGAAAAGTCTCGAGCCCTCCCGGATCGAATGGAACACGGTCGACCCCGATGATCCCGAGACCTGGGGGAACGTGGAACACGATCTCCGGAGCATCCTGTCACACTACGAAGTAGCGGCCCTCCTACATCTGGTCGACGAAGCAAACGCCCTCGATGCGGAAAAACTGGAGGACAACGCGAAAAGTTTTTTTCAGAGTCGGGCGGAGGAATCCCAAAAAAGCTCCCTGAAGGACGAAGTGGAAAGTTTGTCATCTTCCGAGCCTGCATCCGATTTGACATAACCCCGCCCGGTCTTCCGCGAGTCCCGGGCAAGACTCACTGGGACGACCTTGGACTTGAAGCAACCCTAAACGTCCTCAACTTCGATAAGATCGCAACTCGTGACGAGGACGAATTGCGGATCCAACTGGCAACCCTCGGACTACCTAAAACAGGAACCTAGACTATGGACAACGTCTTCTACGTTGACGCGTTCTCCGGCGGTTGGCCTAACCTCGCCGGACAATCTTTTGGTCTTCGCGGCCGATGGCTGAATACCCGGATCTTCGAGAATCGGGAGCACTTTCGGGACTTCATCAAGTGGGGAGCCCGGCTCGTCAAGCCGATCTGGGAACTGGACTTCACGAAGAATGGCATCACGGACGAAGGCATTCACTACAATCTGGATACGGCCTTCACAAATAACGATACGGCCGAAACGGCGTGGTA